GGTGTTAATGAAAACTCTCCAATGTCAGATAAATCAACATCCATAACTACAGTTTGAAACCCTATTGGCACACCCATTATCATGTAATCACCACTTTCATTTGTTTTGGATGTTAGAAGATAATATTTGTCATAAATTTCAATTGTGGTTGTTTCTGTTAACGCATCCATTCTTGATGGAAGAGTTCCTGTTGCCGCATGAGCGGAATAAGATTTCATGTAAGGTAATAAATTATACCTATATCCATCTTCATTTGTATCGTTAGGTGATTTATATGGATAGATACTAGAAATTATTGGGTTTGATACATCAATATTACTAATAGGAATAAAGATTGATACTCTAGCGTTTGGTAATCCAAACCCATTGTTTGCCGTTACTCTTCCAACAATAACTCCATAATCAGCACAACTTCTATTATAAACATCTTCTTGTTGTAATGTTAAAGATAAAATCTCTAATTGTTCAAACTCTTGGTCTAATTGTACGTTGATTGTTTTGTTAATACCTAACTCAGTCCTTATTCTATATGATTGACCCATTAATACCTTTAATTAATAAATAGTTTATGTGGGATTTTTAAAATGAACACACACAATTAAATAATAATCTAAAGAAAAAATAAGTGAACTTGTTAAGAGAAAGTAATCGATTGGAAGTTTTTAACTGAAACTTTAATATCTTTACCAGGGTACCTAATTTGATAAACTTGTGATGGTTGCGCAAATATAGTATCATCAACTGGCCCAATAAGTTTTACTGCCGGGTCTGAATACTCCATAGATGTTTCTGCAGATGAATACTGACCTCCAACTTCATTAAATATATCTAATGTTGACACGGTTAATACCCCATTTGTATTTTGAATAATACTTCTAAGTTCTGATAAATAGACATTTTGGCCTAATTGTCTTGTTTGAGGGTTAAAATATGTTGATACTTTATCAATAACACTTGAAATAACTTGTCCTGAGTTTTGAGCGGAATCTAAAACAATTGCAACATCAACACTCAAATCAATAACTTCAGCACTGAATATAGAAATATAATCATTCATCATTCGGTAATTTGATAAATAATTTGCAATGTTTTGTCTTAAAGTATTTGAAACAATGTTTGTTAATTTACCTGAAGTATCAAAAGATAATATTTGAATTAAAATTTTATTATTATTTTCGGTAATAGAAACTTTAGCGGGTGCACCAAATTGGGACGGCATGTTTCTAATAATTGATTCATAATCTTGTACTGTTACTGCCCTTTTTTGTGCTGAAAAATTAAATGAAACGTAATTTCTAATTTCTTCCAATGAGGGAATTCCCGCTCCACCAACAGCTGCCGTGACATTTACACATCTTAATGAATTAACTACAGTAGAGTTTGTTGTTTCAGAAGGCCCATTAACATAAAAAGATATGGTACCTAATTGATTAATTACATTTGAACCTAAATTTGTTGCTAATCCACCACCAACTCTATATTGAATAAACAATGTTGAATTTGGAGATAATGCCGAACCTAATGAAAAATTATTTGAGTATTTTTGAAGTTCTAATGTGGTACCTAAAGTTGTGAATTGGTTTAATTGGTCTTGAGCAGTGTTTGTTCCTCCACCAAATGTCATTTTTTTAAATCCTTCAGGTGTAAATTCCGTAATAAATCTATTTTGTGTTTGAATGTATTTTCCAACTTTAATTCCAGGTTGGTCGGAAACTTTTGTTAAGTCTTCAATAAAAACTCGGTCTTCCGCCAAAGCATCTACCTCATACCATTTATTATCTAAACCTAAAAACTCTGCAGTTGTCGGTGTATTTGTATATTGTGTACCATTTTTTAATATGACACTTGTAATACCTAATACGTTCTTTTCTGGTAGAAATAATTCAAAGAAAGGTTTAACATCATTTGCACCAATAACTCTTTTAAATACTTTTGTTATACCATTAACAACAACTTCTCTTTTTGTGATAGTATAATTAACTAAAATATTATTAGAATTAAAGTTTGGAATTTTTAGTCTATTTGGAAACCCTTGGGAATTATATGGTGAGGCAAAATCAATATCATTAACATTTTCAAATACAATTCCGGCCCCAACAACTTGTGACCCTCTTGTTAATATTCCAAGATATCTTTCATCTTCTTTATCACCAAAAGCAGGAACTGTAACTGAAAAATCAACCAAAGAAACTGAAGGTCTTTGACCTGGTAATTTTAATCCGTAAGTTCTAGCGATATTATATATTGATGACCTTTGTTGTGCATATTGTAATACTGTTTCCTGAATACTTCGGTCAATATTATAATGTAAGTTGTCAGCAATTGCAGCATTTAAATCAATAAATACGGAAAATATTGAAGCGTCATTAAAATCTTGGATTAAGTCAGGATAGTAAGTTTTAGTATAATTTAAAAGTTCTGTCCTAATTGACTGATAATCTCTTGTTGCGTATGATATTTTATTATTTGCCATTTATATTAAATATTAATAATAACAAAATCACTCTGTGCGTATGTTGAACCGTTTGTTGAGTAATCTAATCTTATTTTTGCGGTGTATTCAGAAGTTCCCTTACCCGGAAATCTGTAAATTGATGATTCATTAGTTCCTACAAAATTTTGACCTGTTGCAATATCAGTTTCTTCTTGTGGGTCTGCAGGTAATATACTTAAACTATTAACTAATAAATTTGGCATAAAATTTTCAATAGCGTCTCTTATGTCAGATTCAATTGCAGTAAAAGTAACACCATCAAATGGTTCAAAGATAAATTCATATAATCTTGTGCCAAATTGCGGTAAAAAATATCGAGAACCTCTTCTTGTTAACAATAAATGTATTAAGTCCGCTTTAATTTCTTGGGATTGTAGTTCAGTAAGTTCTAAATAATCCCCTCGTCTAGAATCTCGAAAAGGGAAATTAATACCATAAGTAACACCATTTGCCATAACTATAAATATAGTACTATCTATTTTTCTTTAAATAGATTAAAAATGAAAAATCCCGACACGTCGGGATTTATAATTAAGAGCTACACCCAAAACATTCAAAAGGACTATCTTTAGGTTTTGTGTTTAATTCAATTATTTCAACTTTTGGTATTTCAATCTTAACATTAGGTTTTGATATTTTTGAAACATCAACCGCCAAGTGTTTTGCTCCCGTTGAAATTGCTTTAGTTCTAACATAATAACATAAAGTTTTTAATCCTTTTTCCCATGAATGGAAATGTGATGAGGTAATTTTAGACAATGTTGGATTTGCCATATAAATATTCATTGATTGTGATTGGTCAATAAATGGTGCTCTATCTGCCGCCATATTAATCAATTCTTTTTGTGAAATTTCCCAAATTGTTTTGTATTTACTAATCAAGTATTCTATACGTTTAACTTTCTTAGTATAGTTTTTATCCTCAGTGTCAAGATGGTTATTAAAGTTAATGTTTTGAATTGAACCTTCATTTAAAATGATTTCATTTTTTAATTCTTCACTCCAAATACCAATCTTTTCAAAATCATTAATCAAGTATTTGTTCACAATCATTATTTCACCACCAACAACTCGTCTATTAAAAAGAGCAGAATGTGCGGGTTCTGTCATTTCAAACGAACCTGTAATTTTTGCTGAAGATGCTACAGGCATTTGAGCGGTAAATAATGAATTACAAACACCATAATTTTTAACGTTTTGTTTTAAATCGTTCCAAGGCCATCTACCTGAAAGGTCATCTTCATTTAATCCCCACATATCAAATTGAAATACTCCTTTAGACATAGGTGAACCCTTGAAGTGAACGTATGGTTCGTATTTACCTTCCATACATAATTTATTACTTTCGGTAATTGCCGCAAAATAGATAGTTTCAAAAATCGCTTTGTTTAATTTTTTAGCTTCTTCAGATGTGAAAATGTAATCCATTAAATAGAATACATCTGCCAATCCTTGAGTTCCAATTGCAATTGCTCTTTGGTCTAATCCACCTTTTTTACCTTTTTCAGTTGAGTAACGATTGATATTAATAACTTTATTAAGTGCTCTAACAACTTTTCTAACTTCATCATAAAGTAGGTTAAAATCAAACTCACCCTTTTCAATAAAGTTTTTTAATACCATTGAGGATAATGTACAGATTGCTGTGGTTTTCTCGTCAGTATATTGGTAAATTTCATTACAAAGATTTGATTGTTTAATTACACCAATGTTCTGATGGTTTGTTTTTTTGTTAGCACTATCTTTAGAACATAAGTAAGGGACACCAGTTTCAACTTGTGACTCAATAATCTTAGTCCAAACATCTTGAGCTTTAACTTTTTTACCAAGACCTAATTCAACTGCCATGTTGTAGTTGTTTTCATACTCATCACCATAGCATTCTTGAAGTGGTTTAATACCCGCTTTAATAATATCGTTAGGACAAAACAGATACCAATCAGTACTGTCTTTTACCGCTCTCATAAAATTATCAGGAATCCAAAGAGCTGTGAATAAATCTCTTGCCCTTAATTCTTCGGCTCCTGTATTTTTTTTGATTTCCAATAAATCCATAACATCTTTATGCCATGGTTCAATGTAGATTGCAGCACTACCAGGCCGTCTTCCTTGTTGGTTAAAGAATCTTAATGACTCATTAACAATTTTTAAATACTTCAACAATCCTCCTGAGTGTCCTCCTGATGTAGATATTCTACTTTCCTTACTTCTAATGTTAGACATAGATAAACCAATTCCGGCAGCGTCTGAAGAGTAGGTTGAAATATCATTTAAAGTCTCCAATAAACCATTACGTGAATCTGAGTTATTATAATGTAATACACAAGATGCTAATTGAGGAACTTTACTACCTGAATTGATAATGATTGGTGTTGCGGGAGAAATAAGTTGATTAGACAATGAATTATAGTATTCTACCGCTTCCTCAAATGAGTTTGTTACCCATAGAGCAACTCTCATATACATGTGTTGTGGTCTTTCAACTACTTTACCTTGTGGTGTCTTTAACAAATACATTTCTTGCAATGAACGCCAAGCAAAATAATCAAAATTATAATCTTTATTATGATTTATAATTTCATCAATATTTTTTTCTCCGTATTTTTGAATTGTTTCTATTAACAAATCATTAATAATTCCATGTGAATGTAACTCTGCAATTGTTTCTGAAAAACTTGGGTTAGTTTCTTTATGATATGAAGAAATTGCAACTGATGAAGCCAATCTTGAATAGTCGTGATGACTACCAGTATATGCCGCAGCAATTTCATAAACCAACTTATCCAACTCTTTAGTTGTGATAAGTCCTTCAGTTGGTACCGAGGTAATAACTTTGATGAAGATTTCATCAGAATTTACGTTCAACCCTTTAGCCGCACGTTTAACTCGATTATATATTTTTTGAGGATTGAATGATACGTCCTCACCGTTTCTTTTTTTAATTTTTAATGACATCATATAATTTTAATATTAGAAATCTTCCTCGAAAGAAATTGTTTCGTTTAATTTTGCTTTTTGATACTCAACAGTTCTTGACTCAAAGAAATTTCCTTTTGTCTCAACCGCAATTTGTTCCATGAACTTAAATGGTTGTTCAACATTAAACTCCTTTTTACATCCCAGTTTAACCAATAACCCATCAACGACAAACTCAAGATATTGTTTCATTAAGTTTGAGTTCATTCCAATTAAAGATACTGGTAATGACTCAGTAATAAATTCTTTCTCAATTTCTAATGCCGATAATAAAATCTCTCTGATTTTTTTTTCACTTGGTTTATTTTCAATGTGATTGTTTAATAGGTGAATTGCAAAGTCACAATGTAAATTTTCATCTTTAAAGATTAATGAATTAGCATTACACAATCCTTGTAGGATACCTCTTGATTTTAACCAAAAAACTGAACAGAATGAACCTGAAAAGAAAATACCTTCAACTGCCGCAAAGGCAACCAATCTTTCTTGGAAGGATGATTTTTCAATCCAATCCAAAGCCCATTTAGCCTTTTTTTGAACTGCCGGTAAATTATCCAAAGCAGTGAAACATAAATTTTTTTCTTCTTCATTTGAAATGTATGTATCAATAAGAAGTGAATACATCAAACTATGAATGTTCTCCATCATAAGTTGAAACCCATAAAAGAATTTTGCTTCGGGATATTGTACCTCACGATAAAAGTTTTCCGCCAAATTTTCATTAACAATACCATCGGAAGCCGCAAAGAACGATAAAATATTCTTAACGAAATATTGTTCATTTTCAGATAGATTATTCCAATCTCTGATGTCATTAGTTAAATCAATTTCTTCAGCTGTCCACAAAGCCGCTTGGTGCATTTTGTAGTACTCCCAAATATCATTGTGCTGGATTGGGAAGATAACAAACCTATTAGGGTTCTCCATTAATATTTTTTCCATAATTTTTTTTTTTAAGATTTTTGTTCTTGTTCTCTTTGTTTTCTTTTGTCCAACAGTTCTTTAACTCTGTCTCTTTTTCTTTCCTCTTGTTGTTCTCCAAAACCTAAGAACGTTACAGATGACTCTGTATCAATTTCAAGTAGTTCGTTGTTGAACTTACAGTTCTCAAACACTACCCCATCTTTACCAATACGTGATTTGGTAATTGCTATTGTTGCCAAATTCATTTCTTTTTGTTGTAAAGTTTTTGCCACGGAAATGATAACGTGTCCAACTTGTGCTTTCTTAATAGAACCTCCCATTTGGTCGTTGGTTACAACCTCAGAAGATATAGAACTTCTGTTACCCTGTGTTGCCGTCCATCCAACTAATGACAGTTCGTGACACATTGCCTCAAAACCTCTCATAACCGAACCCTCAGCTTTCCACTCGTCCTTACTTGTACTTTCCGGTACAATACAATCAATATAATCTAAAAGTACCAAGTCAATTTTTGTTCCGTCAGCAATCATTTTTCTGATTTGGTTTTTAATCTGATTCATAGTTATAGAATCTGAAGGTAGTTTTTTCATAATTAACTCATTCTTCATGGTTTCTTTAATTTCTGTAATTTTAGACATAACCTCGTCTTTGTGTTTTACTAAATTATCAGGTTCAATTCCAGTCCAAAGTGTGAAATGTTTACGTTGTATAATTTTTGGATTGTCCTCAAAAAAAATTTGGAGAACATTATACCCAAGATTAAACGCGGTATTGGCAATCTTTGTTAAGATGGTAGTTTTACCAACACCTGTCGGTGCAAGGATAACCCCAATCTCACCCTTTGCAAGACCGCCCTTAAGCAATCTGTCAATACCAGGTATTCCTAATGGAATTGGATGTCTAAAATCCTCATCAAGTACTGTTTCAAGATTAGAAAAAACATCAAGGGTTCCAGTATCTTTTTCCCCAACCTGTAACGCCTCACGAACCAAACTCTCAACTTTGTCATAAGATTCAAAGTCACCTTCAGTAATAATTTTTTGGGCTTTGTCCATCGCCTTTTGTAGTTCCTGTTGTTTACAAAACTTCAACGCTTTTTCTTGAACAAATTGTGTACCCTCAAATGGTGCATCTTTTACTTTTTTAATAGTGTCGATAACAATTTTTGCAACCAATTCTTGTGAAATCTCAGATTTTACAATTTGTTCGAGAGTATCAAAATTAGGGGTAGATTGGTATTTGGTGTGATACTCCTTGGTCATTTGCAAGATAATCTTAAAGTATTTGTTATCAAAATATGTTGTTTCAATAACATCCATAATTGATGTTGAAAATTCTTTATTTACAATAAGTTGGTTTAAAAGTTGTATTTGGAATGTGTTTCCTAAGTAGTCAAAGTTTTTGTTCATATGATATATTTCTCTCGTCTGTTTTATTAAATATTCACTTGTTTAAGTCAAATCCCAAATATTCTAAACTTAATTTTTGTTCGGAAAAAATGTCAGTTAATTCTTTTAACATGTTTTTTAAAAATGGTCTTACGTCAACAGTATAACGAACTTTTGGTGGGAATTTTTTTCCATCAATACATCTATGACAAATTGTCTGTTCACCAATTTTAAGATAAATATTAAATTGTTCACTACCTTCAGTAAGGGATGTTTCCATGATTAACGGGTCATTGATAATTAAATTCATATTGTCCATCATATAAATTACTGTTTTCATTTTTAGGTGATACTCAAGTTCTCTTTTAAATTGTGAGATAAAGTCGTATAAGTCTACGGAATTTTTTGCCTTTGGGTTATACCCTCTGACATTAAAGAATCTTTGAACAACGATGTTATCGTTTAATGTTAATAAAAATTCTATTTTAGTGCTGTCTTGTTCTTTCATAATTAATTTTTTTTTGTGTTTCTTTTTTCTTTTCTTGTTAATTTCATAAAAGGTGTTAGGAAGTTTACCCAAGCCTCGTCATTTTTTGGTAGATATTTGAAAAGTCCATCTTCCACCATCATTCTCATTAAATTTTTATATCCCCTATCTGTAGGGTCTATAGTGTCAGTTAAAATTTGTTCAACTAATTTTTTTCCATCGGTAGTGATTAAAGGGTTTGTAAGGTCGACTATCTTTTTGTTTGTTGTATAAAACTCTTCACCAAGTATAGTTGATTTTGTCTTACCAGTCAAAAGATTTGTGAATGTTTTTGAAGGTTTGTCCTGCAAAAGATTTCGAGCACAATCTAAAATTTCTTCCATAGTACAAGGTTTCTTCTGCACCTGAGGGAAAAACTTAACTAATGTTTTTTCTCCAAGTCCCTGTATTCCTTCAATATTGTCTGATTTGTCCCCCGTGAATATCTTTGTCAACAATACATTGTAGTGAGGTATATCCACTTTGTTTAGAGATATCATATCTCCGTTTTTAAAGTACTGTTTTGTGATAGGCGAATAGATTGTCACATGTTCAGAGATAAGCTGTGTAAGGTCTTTATCCGCAGAAAAAATGATAATCTTCTCGTCTTTAGATATCTTACAATAATAAGCAATTAAGTCATCTGCCTCATTGTCGTGCATCTCAACCTGTCTTACAAATATCTCCTCAAGATATTGTTTGATTCGAGACTTCTGATACAAATACGATTCGTACTTATATTCATTCATATCGTCTTGTCGTCTGTTCGCCTTATACTGGGGGTATATAGATTTTCTGATGGACGAATTTGAATCTCCGTCCCAAAACACAACAACTTTATCATGGTTGTGTTCATTAAGAAATTTACGGAGTATACTCACAAAGTGAAATACTCCACCCACATGAGCTCCGTCGTTAAACACGTCTTTTGCTCCGTGGAATCCTATCTTAAATAAATTATCTCCGTCTACTAGTAATGTCTTAATCACATTTGTGATTTAAATTAATATAAAATCTTGTTACTTTTTTTCAAATTGTCTTCCGCCCATAATGGTTGAAGATTTTTATAATGACATAACATATAAAGTTCGTCTTCTGTTTTTGCCGATGATAACGGAATGATGTGGTCAATGTGCCACTCACTCCTATTTTCCCAAGTCATACCATCAATAAATTGGGATTCTAAATGTTCCTTAAGGAATTGTGGAGAACATCCAACAATTTCGAAAGTATGTTTCGACTTATATTTTAGATATCTATTGACTGAAGTTCTAATGTTAGTTTTAAGTCTAAATAGAATATCTTCTTTTTTTCTTTGTTTTTGGTAATTATTTGAATATTCTTTATTATCACGAGACCATTTTAACTTTCTTTCTTTTTCTTTCTCGTAGTTCAATTTATTATATTCTTCAAAGTATTTTTTATAGTATTCTTGGTTTTCTTTGTTCCATTTAGTATTATATTCTTTGATTTTTTCTTTATTATCTATTCTATACTTTTTAGATTCAATACTTTGACATTCTCTACAATAACTTCTAACCCCGCATTTGACTTTTGACATCTTGTTAAAGTATTTCAATTCTTTTTCAATATTACATTTTGTACAAACTTTGGTTTCCATTTTTAATTATCTTCTTCTTTTTCTTCCTTTAAATCAAAATCACCATCAGTACCGATAATTTCTTTCCAATATTCGGCATGTTCTTTTTTATATTTTTCTATATTGGATTTTTCTTCGGTGGACTCTTTGCCAGCAATAAACCCGTGTGGGGTTACAATTATCTTACCATCATCATATCCAAGTCCGTTAATGTGATTCTTCATAACAGAAATTTTTGTTCTTGAAGCGAATTTAATAGTTCGTTTATCTTTAGTTGCAGTAATTTTAGTAGTACCAGCCTCTTTTTGATTACCAAATAAGAACACTAATGAGGAATTTAACCAAATAGCTTCACCACCCTTACTCTTAATTTTAGGTTGTCCAAATGGATTATCTGGTAAACTCACCCAAGGTTGGTTAACAATTACCAAAGTATTTTCATATTTTGATTCTGCCTTACGACTTCCCGAAATACGTTGATTGATACCCATTCCAATTTTGTCCGCCAAAACGCCGGCATTTTGCATTTTACCACCACGACCTTCAAATGTCATCTTACATCCAATTGAACCTACAGAATCCCATAAGAACAATAAACTATAATCTAATTCACCTTTTTCTTGAGCATCCAATAATGAGTTTATATAATCTGTAATTTCCTCAATATAATTGAAACTATTATTAAAGATGAAGAAACCGTCCCAATCAATTTCTCCTGTTTCAGTATCAACAACTTCTTCGCACTCAAACCCCATTAATTTAGCGTGCTCGAACGACCATTTCTGTTCTGTAATGATGAATACAGGTAGAATACCTTTCTTTTGGGCATCAACGGCAGTTTTAACTAACGCAGTTGTTTTTCCTGTGTCAGAGTGACCCAAGAACATATTTAAGTGCCCAATTGCAGGACCTGGTAGTCCAACCGCGTCTAAGAAGTCCGGACCTAAGTCAAAAAATCTTTGTGGTTTGTATTTAGCAGAAGTAGAGAATTTTTTCTTTACTGAGTTAAAGTCGTTTTTTTTAATTGCCATTTTCCCCATAAATATTAAAATTTATAATTGTTTGTAGTTTGTCTTTTGCATTTGTTAATTTTTCAACTAAATTATCCATTTCTTCTGTATGTTGTGGATGTTCTCCAATACCAACTGAGCTACTGAAATAAATGTATAATCTTGCTTCAGAATCTGATATCTCAGCCTCATATTTTTTTATTAAAGCTGTTTTTAATTTTTCTGCGATAAATGGTTTCATAGTGTTTTTTTTTATAAAATATAAACAAAAAAACGGGAACAATAAACTGCTCCCGTCAGATTTTTTTTTAATAATTTATTTAGAAAGGTAACTCTCCGTCAGCTTCGTCATTTAATTGTGGGTCAACAATTTTGGTTGTTTTACTCCCGCCAATAGATGTGGTCAATTCATCATTATTTGAATATACATATCCACCTTTTTCAGTATCCCATTTTGGAGTTTCTCCACGAGCAATCGCTTCAAGATAGTCAACAGGTTTTTTAGAATATACATCTAACCAAGTCATCTCGTCATTAATCCAAACATTAGCTTGAGCTTTGTCTTCGTGAACAGGAGCTGGGTCATCGTACATGATTGTAGAGATACTTGTATACTCTTTACCCGCAGGTGTTTTAGATTTACTTAATTCGATAACAAGGTCACGTCCTTTTTCAGGGTCGGTGATATCACCTTTGTTTCTCCAAATTGGAATGATTTTATCTAAGATACCATCATTCTTATAGTTGTGTTTAAATCTCCAAAATTTAACACCGTCTTCTTCGTGGTCTCTATCAATCACTTTAACGATGTAGAACTTACGAGACTTGTATTGTTTTGCCAATTCTTTGTCTGATTCTTTACCTGTAGACATCAACTCTTCGTAAACCTCATTCAAAGGTGAACGTTCGTTATCATTCTTTCCTGGGTCAAAGAATTTGTTCCATTGTCCACCAACTTGAATTTCGTGGTACCATGCTTCTTTGAATGGTGAAGAACCATCTGGTGTTGGTAGGATACGTACTCTACGTTGTCCTGATTTCTCTTTGTCAGAAAGGATACAAGCGAAATACTTTTTCATTCTTTCGTCTTGCGACATTTTGCTTTGGGCCCCGCCCCCTTGTTGTGCTTTTTCGTACTGTGCCAATACGGCGTCTAATGAACTCATCATGTTTTTATATATTTAAATTTAATTTGTGTTATAAATATAATAAAATTCTATTGATTTGTCAAATAAAAAAGGTCACTTTTTGAGTGACCTTCCATTTTATTTTATTTTAAGATTATTTGTATTTAAACTTGTCATTAATATCATTTGATTTGTTTCGAAAAGAATCTTGAATGTCATTAACATTAATGTCGGTTACATCATCAGAAGTTAAAACATACTCATTTTTTCCTGTTTTTTCCATCTCATCAGTTTTATCATCAAAGAATTGTGATAATTTTTGGTTGAATGGGTATGAGTCATAACTTCTTAGTTCCAATTTTTCTTGTGGAGTTTTTTCTCTGTATTTCTCAATTTTATTTTCAAGAGCATTTAACTTGTTCATAATTGCATCCATTTCTCCTAATCTTGATTCCAATTTACCTAATTGTCCAAATAAGTTGTCAAAATAATCATCTTGTTTTGACTGAATATCTTTTTGAGCGGTAACTAAATCAGTAATATCAAGTTCTTCGCTGCCTTCACTATCTTTATCTTTTTCTTCCGATTCTCCCTCGTCATCAATTTTTTCAACGTCAGGGTCATTTTCAACATCAATTGGTTCGGCGGGAGCTGCTCCTGCTTCGGCAGGTGGTGGTGGAGTTCCTACTTCAGGTACAGGAGGTGCTCCAGCATCAACAGGCGGTGAAGGCACTTCTTGTTCCAAAATATAATTATTGATACTTCTGTATCGTTGAATTTCGCTTAATATCTTTTTATCTATACTCATTATATTATCCGTTTAATAATTGTTTTATACCTTTAGATGTTTCAACTCTAACTTTTCTATTGGCGGTTGTTTGGTGTCCGGCTCTTTCAATAAGACCATCTTTTTCTCTTACGGTATAACAATCTCCCGTATCTAAATCACAAACTTGTTTAGTTCCGTCTCCGTTATCTTCTTGTGAAAATCTTGTAGATTTACCAAGGTAGTTGTCTAATGTTGTTTTAATGTCCATAATTATCTTTATATATAAATATATCGTTATTTGTTAAATTATAATTGTATATTCAGTTTAAAAGTGCGAGTTGATAGTTGTCCAGATACTAAAGACCTAGCAAATAATGTAAATTCACAAATGATATTACAATTTGATGGTGGTGTTTGCCAATTAGTAGTAATGACACTTAATATGTTGGCTTGATTCATATAGAAGTTATTTGAAGTTAAGTAAGTATCGCCTAAACCAATAATATTACTTTCATATACGGTAGATGTTATTGTTGAATCATTCACGACGTTTTCTTGAGTAACCTTAAATCTCATGTTAGGATAATTGTTAGTAGGTAAGAAAGTATAAGTACCAATAAGAACAGGATTAATATCAACATTAACTGACGCATTTCCAATAAATGTAACACCATTTTGAGTTTGTCCAATCATAGGTATCGGGCCAGTTTGTTGTGAATTTGTATTAACATTTGGAGGAAGATTTGGAGCAACTGTTGGTGGTGCGGCAGTCGTTTGTAACGGATTATATGTAAACGTTGTTGTACTTGTTCCAATACCATGAACACCACTTAATGTAATTGTATTATCTTGAGGTATTGGTGTATTACTAAATGGAATTAATACCACAATATTCACACCACTATTAATAGTAATTCCAGTTGTAGTTGTTACATTATTTATTGTCGCCGCTGTTACCGTACCTAAATCAGTACCTGTAATATTCAATATTGTTCCAGTAACACCCGTTAATGGTGAGAATGATGTGATAGTTGGTGGAAAACAAGTTGGTGGTGGTAATGTTGTTGTATTAATATTATTAGTCGTATTTGTTGTATTAGGGTTTACAATTTGTTGGGTTTGACGCTTAACCGCGTCATATGCCCTTTTTACTGATTCAAAATCTAATTGTACTAGTTTTGCCGATTTGTAAGCGTCTTCAAAAGTATCATATAATTTTGCAAACTCATCTTGATTTTCGTCAAAATAAGATTCTGGAATGTTTTGGTTTTCTGCTGTTGGTGGTTTCCAATAACAAACGTAGTATTTTAAAAGACCTAAAGGAGCGTTACCGTTTTCTCCATAATAGATTCTTTTAATATTTGGTGTTAATCTTGCAACCATAAAATCTAAAAATTTATCAAGATTTGTAAAATTAGCTATAGGTTGTGAGACTAATCCTCCTAATGAATTAGGAATTTTAACACAAGATGATTGTTTTTGAACAAAATAAATAGAACTAGCTCCCCAGTTTGTACTTAATGGAACATTTGCAAAATTATTATTATACCCATAAAATTTATCTTTATTAAAAGTTAAGATATAACATAACAAATAAATTGTAGTTTGTAACTCAGTATTAGTTACTTTGGTTGTTATTGCGTTTGCTAACTGTAAAGGTGATAATCCTGTTGTTATAGATTCAACAAAATCACCCCAAGTTACATAATTATCACTTAAATTATTAGTACAAGAATTTGCTGCCGCAGCAACATTATCACCATTTTGAGACAACAATGCCGTTTTATTAATGTTAGTTAATGGTTTATCTGGAACGTTATCTTTATTTGTTAAAATAATACTTTCAATTTGGGTTAAAAGATTTTGATTAATACTTTGTAAAAAGTTGTCAATTGAAGGTAAATCAAAAACTCCTTGTCTAACTCCGGTAAATGATGTTTGAAATTCTCCAGAACCAATAGTATGAGTAACATCAGTAATTAAGTAAGGTCCATTAAACATTGGAACATGTCTAAGATTAAAATACATTGTTGGTTGTAATAATGCATTTCCCAAACAAACAACTTGGCATTGGTAACTTCTTTGTTTATATAAATTATATAAACCATTATTTTGAGTTGCAACAGTTTTACCATTTGCTTGGTTAACCATGTTCAACTGAGTTTGAATTGTTTCTGAAGTTGCTTTACCACTATCCATAGAAACATTAAAAGAATAAAATATATTTTGATTTCTTGTTCCAATGTCAACATTAAATCCAACACATTTATTTGACAGTGCCCAATCCTTTTTACCAACTTGATTTTCAATTAACGGGTTATTTGCCCGCTTTAAATCAAAAGCATCATCTCTAAATCTAGAATTACCTTTTGGTAAATCTAAATAAGCTGAGGGGAGTCCGGCATAAAAACAAATTAATTTTGGACCTGATTTTCTATAATCAACATCTAAAAACGTTCCCCACATATTATCGGCAAACTCTAAAGAACCTTCAGCACTTTGAGATATTGTAGTCCCATCTGCATCTTGCACATTATAAAAATTAACATATGCCGGTAATGGCATTACATTAAATTTATTCTTAATTAATATTCCACTAAGAAATGTGAATACACTCATTTCCATATTAATAGAACTCTCTTTTAAAGTATTTTTTAAATCAAAAATATCGACAAGAATAATATCACCAACATTTCTTGATGCTCTATCCAAAAATAAAAAATCTTCAAATAAAGTTTTATTTGTAAAATCTCCACCAGCAATCCATTTATCATTTAAAGCTTTAAACACTTCATAATTTTCAACTTTACTTTGTTGACCGTCAATCACACTTTCTATTTTTTTCTCAGGTAACTGTTGTTGATTTGGTAATCCAGCCCTAACCTTTGTTAGTATTTGATTTAAAAAAATATTTTGAATTGCATTTGTTCCTTGCAAATAATCTTGAAGTCTACCTTTAAATTCTGAACTAGTTATTGTTGGGGTATATAATTTTTGAGTTGCGTATTGTTTAATTAGTTGCGAACACAATGTAATATTATCTACCGAAAATTCAATTTTATTATCAATAAAAAAATCTGTAATATAAGAACCTTGGTTTGTATATTTTAAATTTGTAATTGTTGAAAACCCTACTTCAGTTTCTAAAGCCAACCAAGCTTCAGGATATGTTGCTTGGGATTGTGCCAAAGTAATTGTTCCGTTTGCTGACGGTAATGTATTATTGACATATAAATTAAAAGGTATTGGGTCTACAATTGCGTTGTTTCCACCATTAGATGCTAAAAACGAGTCAACAATTCTTCGTTTATAATTTGCCGGATTACCATATTTTAAAATAACATCATATTCTAAGAATGATTTAATTGTGTTTGAAAATGAAATTAATTGTGAATTACCAAGTGTATTAAAATATTCTGTATTGGTTAATTCGCTATTTGAATTAACTGACATTAAACTTCTAAACAAATACTGAAAGTTTTTAAAAATTGCGTTGTTATCAACAGGTGATGTATTAATAGGTACATTTGCTTGTGGTCCTAAATCAATGTCTGAAATAGGTTTAGAAAAATTTAAAAATTCTTGTTCGAATTTATCTAAAATTCCTTTATCAAAAACCGAAAATATTTCTTCAATATTTGAATAGTTATTTTCCAGTAATAATTTAAACGATGATTGTTTTGTATTACCAGTTAAAATTTCGTTAATATATGAATCAGGTTGTGGTTTAACCACTTGAAGATTATTAAAATAACCGTAGTTTGGTGCCGCCCATAGTAATCTAACAGAACCATTATAGATTGATGGGTCATTTGAGAATGGTAAAATTTGAACATTATTTATTAAACACTCAGTATTAACTTGATTTATTTGAGAACCAAATGAAGGCACAATAAAATATTTAGGACTACTTGTGTTTGTATTTGGTGAACAATTTCCTGATAACGCCTCAAAATCCATTACATTATTAGGTAAAATAACCGACCAAGTTTGGATAGACGATGTATTAGTTGTCCCACCAAGAAGATTTGAAACTGAGGAACTTGGATTAATATTTGATTCAGGAAAATTATAAACTTTCATACCACCATTAATACTTGTTTGTATTTCAGAATCGGTATATCCACTATATAAATCATAACTATTATAAAAAACATTAAAGTCGTTAATTACCTTTGGGTAAAACCCAACTTGCATTTTTGATTCACTGTTTACTAATGATATGTTTTTTACTCCATCAAATTCAAATTTATATGTTTTAGTGTCTGAACTAGTTATTGGGTCAAAATTAATTTTAGGGTCAAAATTGTCCCAAGCGGTATCAATAAAATCAATTCCAGTTATTTTATATGTTTTATAACGATACCATAAAGAACCCATTTTTAAAATCCAAGCATATGGCATTTTATGAATAGCGCCAAATTTTTTAAAACAAGATGCGATATAATCTAAGTCATTTGGTGAACCGTATGTTTTATATCGTTCTCTTAAAGACGCCAATGGCAATGAATTTATAAAAAGATATGCCGCTTGAATGTATGGGTATTTATCTTTTTGTCTCCAACTATAAACACCATTTTGAATTGCGTTTATAAAGTACGGTGTGTTTAATATTGTGGTAGTCGTTTCGGTGGTTAAATTTGTTGCAGGTCTAAAATGATTAACATAACCTTCTGTTGGTACAAAAATGTCAGGATTTTTTCTTGTGTCAAGAAATGTTTTTAAATTTGTTGCGTTAATCTCATTTATTGGATTACTAACATTTAAATATGAAAAATTTGTAACAGGTCTGTTAGTAGTATAATCATACACACTACTAAAATTTGAAATTACATTTCTGTCTTGGAAGACTTTTAAACTTTCATTTGTTTTATAAACCTCAAAACCTTCTGATTTATCACTAAGACTCATATTATTTTTTACCCATGTTGAATTTGTAAACGGATAAGTATCAATAATCATTGGCGTGTTACTGGCGTTTTTAACTAATTGTTCTAATAATTCTAATTTAATACTATTTTTTGGTGACTTACCTAATTCATTTATATTAATAATATTGAAAGAATTTTCGGTGATATTTTTAATATATGGGGTAACATATATATCCCTAATAAATTCTTGATATGACCTACCAGTTCCTTGATTTGATATGGTGTTCAAGAAACTTTCATATTTTTCTGCAGTTAAGTCATAATTTTTTAATTTTAAACTTAAAAATGGAGAACTAACACCTAAACTAGTTATAATATTATTTGTTTCAGAATTTGAAACTAAATCAATTAGTTGGTTTAGTTGATTTCCATTTGCCCTAATAAATCCAGAATAATTTGAGGTTAAGAACTGTCTTTCCCATATTTCATAAAAAAATTTAATTTCTTCTTTATTAACATACGCGATACCATTTGATGGATATTCAATAGCATTAATATTAATAATATTTGTTGTTGACTGACTATCAATATCGGATTGAGGACTTGGAGGATTAAATTTTTGAGTTAATCCTTTCATATATTCTTCAACAAATTGAACTTCGGGCCATTTTGAATAATTCCATCCTTGCGTTATATCAACAACAGAAGGGTCTGCAAGATATTTTAATTGGAATCTTCCTTTTTTATCTTCAGGAGTTTCAACAAAAAATTGCGGCCAAGGATATACTGGTATTTGACTTGTTGATAATCCTTGATTTTCGTTTTTGGCTTCATTAGTCATTTTAAGATTATCTTGCGTATCACTACCTTGAACTGAAGAAGGGTTTTCTAAAATTGCAAGTTGTCTTACTGGGTCATATTTAACGTTCCACGCATTTGTATGTACTTCATCAAGTAATCTAATAAACGCCTCGGCGGACGCCATAACAACCGCACAAATATTCCTAACGGTAGGACTGAACCCAATACCTAATTTTGTGTCCTCAATTTTTTTTGAAAAATCGGCAGTTAATTTTGTTTCATATTCAGTAAGTTTTTGACTAACATCGACCTCAATCTGAGAAATTAAATTTTCAAATCTTGGTGGAGATGAATTTGAAACGGTTTGTTCTTTAAAAATAAATAATGGTTTTGTTATAACATTAATTGGTATGAGTTCGGGTGAATTTTTTGGCACTTCGTTTACTGGTGCTAATATCTTTTCCAAATAAATTTTAACAGAGTTGGTGTCAGCAGTTGTTGGTAATAACTTACCTGTTTGTTCTATCGTTGTTTTTTCTAAATTAATATCAACAAGGGTAAGATTAATTAACATTGAGTCATAATTAATCGCGTTTTTAATGGGCGATTTACCTGTTTTACCTAATGTTTGATTAGATTCCAATAATTTATTATATTCAATTGTATAACCACTTAAAAGTGTTTTGGCTTTTTGTTCTTTTACTGGGTCTTTTAATATTTCTTCCTTTAAAGCGTAAACCAAAGTTTTATTATTTAAAACTATTGGTTTTGGATTTATATAAGTATTATACCAAGAAGTGGTCGCCCCATAAATTTCATTATAATAGTTTTTTAAAGTTTCTTTATATGCTCTAATATCAGTTAATGGTTGAACATCTACTTTAGTGTAAGTATTAATAATGTTTTTTTCAAAATTTGTTAAACTATTCATCAATTCCGCAAATGTTAATTCCGGAAAATCAGGAGCAATTAATCCTTTTGCTTTATATTCACTATAAACTTCTCTAATTTTTTGATATCCTTTTTCACTGACAATTTGAGTCACGACATTATTTGTACTATTTTGTAATGCTCCTGGGTCATTGGTTGCGTTATTTGCTACCGCAAATGGGTCACCATTATCCGTACTATTAGGAGATGAGTTGGAAATATCAAATCTAGTACTGTACATGTGTGGGGTTGCCAATAAACTACCCATGGATATTTCGTTTAAAATATTAAACTTATATCCAACAAATTCTAAAGTTATTTGATAATTCCCACTAAAAGAATTAAATCTGGCATTAAATGTTTTTAAATTTAATTGGTATCTAATTGCCTTACCATAAAAACCTTTAAGGGTTAAATAAAAAGGACAATAAGGTAAATTAAAAAACGCGGCATAAGGTGAATTATCTCCTAACTGAAACAGAGCTCTTCCTTGTATATCTTCTAATTCAATTGATACTGTTGGAACAAAAGAAGTATTTGTTGTTACCCTAATACTTGTAATACCTAATAGTCCGTTATCTGTTGAAGTATTACCAGGGTTATTGATAACAGCGGTTTGGTATGGTTTAGTTCCGTCATTTGGGGTTATAGTTTTTTCTCTTATTTGATTTTCTCCTGACCCAGTACTTGAATTTTTACCAGTTAACTCATCATAATAACTAGAAGTAAGTGATGTTCCTTTTGTTGGTTTTAAAAAATTAATTTTTGCAACAGAAATAGTTCTAATCCTATCTTCGGGACTTCCTCCAATTGATAGTTTGGTTCTTGG